TCACGATATACAAGGTAGAGAAGACCAATATTTGGATTATGTCTTAAGTTACCGAAACGAATTAGCCGAATTAAAGCAAAGGCACTTTATGACAATAGCCCATCCTAAGAACGTAGAGTTTGACAAGGACACCAAGAAAAGGCGAATACCAGATGCAAACGATATAAGCGGTGGGGCAAGTTGGTATAGAAATGGAAAAGTAATTTGCTCGGTAGATTGGCCAGATAAAGAGAAAAATGATACAGATGTTTATTTCTCTAAAATCAAACCCGACACAATTGGAAAGGCTAAACCTTTGATTGGCTTTTTAGAATTTGATTGGAGAAAATCTCGATACAGAGAAACCTTAGAAAGTAAAATCTGCTATGCTGGAGAAGGAAAAAAGATAAGAGAAGCAGGAGAATTTATAGGATTTGCAAGTGAAACTAAAACACCTTTTTAATGGATTACAAACAAGCATACGAAGAAACCTTTGAGCAGCTATATCTTCTTAAAGCACAAATGACTTTTGACGAACAAAAAGAAGCTAAGACCTTACATATAGTAGGTAAATTAGGAAACGTCATCACTACTCTACACAATAGCGCAGAGAAATCAAGTGGAGAACGTAAAGAAAAAGCCGAGAAGATTCTTACCGATTTAGTTTCGGTTCATCAGCACATCGGGCAACTATATCTATCAGAAATGGCAGCAAGGGCAAGAAATCTGGAATTAAACAAAAATATTTTAGAACTTGCAACTCGTTTAGAATCAGCCGAAAAGAGAGTTAAGGAGTTGGAGGAAATGGATAAATTTTAAAAAAATGGAAAATAAAGTAATAGCAGTTTGGTTTAGTTGTGGTGCAGCATCAGCAGTTGCAGCCAAGAAAACTATTGAGATGTATGGCGATAAAAATACCATATTGATAGTCAATAATCCCGTAAAAGAGGAACACGAAGACAATCAAAGGTTTCTCAAAGATTGTGAAAAGTGGTTTGGATTGCCAATAATTCAAGCCATAAACGAGAAAATAGGTACTACAAGCGTAGTAGATGTTTTTAACAAGCAAAATTGGATGGGAGGTATAAAAGGCGCACCTTGTACATCACTCCTAAAAAAGGAGGCGAGATATCAATTTGAGTTAAAAAATCACATTGACTTTCACGTTTTAGGTTTTACCTATGAGGAGGAGGATAGGCATAAAAGATTTACAACCTTTGAGCGTAAGAATGTGCTACCTATCTTGATTGACCTAAAATTAACTAAAGATATGTGCTTTGAGATAATTTATAATGCAGGCATAAAATTGCCAGAGATTTATGCCAAGGGATTTCCAAATGCCAATTGTATCGGATGTGTTAAGGCTAATAGTGCAAGCTATTGGAACTTAGTTCGCAAAGAGTTTCCAGATGTTTTTAATGAGCGAGCCGAGCAAAGTAGGAGAATCGGAGCAAAATTGGTAAGAGTTAAAGGTGTTCGAATGTTTTTAGATGAATTAAACCCAAAAGAAAAGAGCAGAAAAATAAAAAGTTGGGAGTGCGGAATCTTCTGTCAACTACCAAATCATAAAAAATAAAAAAAGTGCTTGCATTATTGATAAACAATATTATTTTTGTCCCATAATTAACAACAATATGAACAAGATATCATTCGCATCAGGCACATTATCAAAGTTAACAGAAGGTTATTACAATTTAACTTTATTAAACTCAAGTGGTAAAATCATTTACAAGGCAACTATGTCTAACAATGAGGCAAGTAAAGTAATTATGAAGTATGATAATATTAGAATTATTTAACTATGTCAAAAGAAAGAAAAAGAAAAGTACTCGACCTACCTTCTGAAGTAGTCAAGCACTACCAATTAAAAGCTATTGAGCAAGATAAATCAGTTAAGAAGATTCTGGAGGAGGTATTGATTAAAGCGGCTAAAGCATAATGAACAAAAATTTATTAGTATCTTTTTCGGGTGGCGAAACATCAGCATTTATGGCTCAATGGCTAAAGAATCATTATAGAGAATTTGGCTATGAGAATATTGTTTTTGTATTTGCTAATACAGGGCTTGAGAACGAACAGACACTTGAATTTGTAGAAAGGTGCGATAATCATTTTAGATTGAAATTACATTGGGTAGAGGCTTTAGTTTGGCAAGGAGAAAGAAAAGGAACAGGTTATACTTTAACCGACTTTGAACACGCTAAACGCAAAGGAGAACCATTTGAGGCTATTATAAAAAAATATGGCATACCTAACCAAGCAACGCCTCATTGCACAAGAGAACTAAAACAAGCACCTATTCAATCATTTGCTAAAGTTTGGTTTAATGGCGAAGCCTATGATACTGCAATAGGCATAAGAAAAGATGAAGCAGATAGAATAAGTCCGAAAGCCAAAGAAATGGGATTTATTTATCCGCTTATCAATAGTAGAATGATACCTTCAAACAAGCCTATGGTTAATATCTTTTGGAGAGCAATGCCTTTTAGATTAGAACTTAAAGGTTATCAAGGAAATTGTAAGACTTGTTGGAAGAAAGCGGATAGAAAATTATTTCAGATTGCAAAGGAAAACCCTTCTGCATTTGATTTTATGAACGAAATGGAACATAAATATCCGATTGACCCATTAGGGCATTCAAAAGTATTTTTTAGAAATAATAGAAGTGCGAATCAGATACTTAAAGAAGCCAATGATTGGAATGGTAAAATTAAAAACGATGCAGACGAATACACTTATCAACTTGATTTACTTGGTGGAGATAGTTGTGAGGTATTTTCTGAATGTGGGTCTTAATATTTTATACCCTAAGTGGTATTATAAAGCCGTTATTAACTATAATTGTACCCTATAAGGTATTTTAAAGCATTTAAACAAAATGAAAAAACTAAGCATACTTTTTGCAGTAGTCTTGTTAGGCTGCTCAAAACCAAAAGAACCAACCCCAACCCCAACCCCAAGCACATTCAAAGAAGATATAAATGTACGCTGGGAAACATCAGGAAAAAGTGGAGTTGAAATGGTAAGCCTAAACGACCAAAAGATGATAATAGGCTCAAGTTATCTGCTAAAACCAAACGACAAGATTAAGTACATAATTGAGGCAACAGGAACTAAGGTAGTCTTTAGAGTGTTTAATAACAGAACTAAAGAAGTGATTTTTGCCGACTCAAGCGATGGTACATTTGGAGGAACATTTATCTATTAACTATGAAGATATTAGCAGCGGTAATTTGCACAGATTTTAAAGCCTATTCGCTTAAAAAGTGTTTAGAAGCGATTAGAGCGGCAGGTTTTGAACAGATACTCCTAAACTACGAAGGAAATATTCCAAGCGATTTAGATGTAGATTATACCCAAGAATGGATATTTAACGGGGCAGGCAAGAATGAGCGCCAATTTGACCAAGACCAAAGTGCCAGATTAACTCCTATCTGCATAGCTCGTAATATGTGCTTAGATTTTGCCCAACAAGGCGGATTTGACTATATTCTATTCGTAGATAGCGATGTAGTTATTCCTTCCGACACTAAGACTAAACTATTTGACAATAACTTATATAAGTTAAAATCGGGAATAGTAAAAGGTCGGGGAGTTCATTCTGGTGCGACTTATATGTTTTTTGCACACGAAGAACTAAACGGATGGCAACGTGCTGACTATTTTACTTGTGGATTTATGGCTATTCACAAAGATGTATTTTTTAGACTAAGATTTAGGTGGGGCTTACCTGTTAATGGTCAAACTATTTGCAGCGAAGACCCTATCTTTGGCGATGACGCAAGAACTATATTAGGCGTAAATTGGTGGGGTAGATTAGATTTAGTCGCTGAGCATTTAGGAGAGTTAAAAGAAGGAGAAACAAGTCAATTTTAAGCTATGGAATTAAAAATAATCATACCCACACACATTTGGGAGTTTGAGCCGATACAGAGAATGTGGTTCACAAATTTAGAAGATTCTATCTTATTATTTAATCATTTAGACAAAATAGATTATATTAAAGATGGTAAAGGATTTGGACATATAGATATTGAATTAATCCACGAACAAGGCGAAGCGCCAAGTGGAAGAAACGTAAGGCAAAAATATACAAACATTTACGCAGATAAGGATGTTTGGG